CATAAAAAGATTGTAAATCTATTTCACTAACTGCTATGCCTTTACCATATCTTTCGTTTGTTAAATAATCTAATAAACACCATGCTGGATTAGTTTTAAAAGCCGCAGTTTGAGCAACTAAACTTGAATTATAAAAAACTACTTTTTTACCTTTTATTTTTGCTTGTACTTTTGGTATTCCTGTAAATGCGTCTGAATTCCATTTAAATCTTAATGCTAAGTAACATAATCCTCTTAATCTATGATTACTTCCCCAAGATGATAATGTAGATAATAAACTAGATGCAGATTGACTATCTGTACCAAAATGTGGTTCTAGTCTAATTAAACTTTCTGCACTTGAGCCATCTACTGTTGGGTCAGCTTTAAAAAAATTACTATCTCCGCTTCCAACTTCTACTGCTGTACCATCTGAAAATGCAGATGCAAATGTAACTACTTTGTCATCAACTCTTATTTCTTCAATAGAATTTATTTCTCCCTCTGATAAAACTATGGCCATATATAAATAGGTGTTATCTGTTCCTGATGTTTCCATAAACACTCTCGTTCCACCAATCAATCTTTCTCCATAAACTACAGGAATATTTGCGTCATTAGATTGTTTATTTAATAATATACCTCGTTCAAAATCATCAAATTCATTTGTTCCAAAATCTTCTATCTCAGGAACTTTTGGTCTTAAAATCCATGATAAAAATAATGATACCCCTAGTGATAGAAGAGGATTTAATCCTAAAACTTTTGTTATAGGTTTTAAAACTATACCAGCCGCTTTTTTTAAAGCACTACCTATACCCATTATTTTCTACCCCATTTAATATCTTGTACTGTTTGTGATGCAAAATCCATACCTACATCTGCATTAAAAAATCTTTGTTGTGATGTGTTATTTGTTTTTCTTCCATTTTTTTTTTCAAAATCAGCCCAATGTGAAACGATAGATAAATTAACAGAACTTGCTGTATCTGTTTCTTGTATTGTAAAACTTTCTATTTTTCCTTTATAAAGCATCATTGGGTCAGCTATCAAAGCATTAGAATCATCTAAAAAACCTCTAAATATTGTTACACTATCGTTAACTACATTTTCGTTTAAAACTGTAGATATGAATGTTTGATCTGCACCAGATAATGTGAGTGATATACTTGATTTTGTAACATCTGTTTCTTCACTATGATTAGATATACCTAGTATAAAATCACTTGAAGAATAAGCAACTGATGAGCCTGATACTGATGATGTAAGTGGAAAAGAGCAATCTGTTATATTAACAGGAGTGCTGAAACCGATAGTAATAAGATGAACAGGCCGAATATCATTTGTTGCTAGTTCGTTCTTTACTGCTGTTGTCAGGCTTCTCGTCATATAATTCGTAGTTAGTTTGGGTTACACTTTCTGTACCTTTTAACATAGTATAATTAAATTTGCTATTAGGTTTCTTATATTCTTTTAGATCATTTATTGATGTGTCGATTTCATCTTCATTAACAATTACTTCAGCAATAAAATCAGCAGTAATTTTGTGTGTAATTTTATATTTTTTCACTATAGAGATTCTTCTACATCAAATTCAAATTGATACAATAATGCACCATCTTTAGCTGTACCTACTGCACCAAACTCTTGAATATCATTTGTTAAATGTACTGTAAATGCAACATTATCATATGTTACTGCTGAATTATCTGCAAGTGCTGTTGTTAAAGGTGGTTCAATAGTAATTGTTGATGCGTTACTTGATGCCTGAACATCTGCTACAATCATATATACTTTGTCATGTGATGCAAACTTAATAAAATCTCCAGCTTTAAAAGCATTTGGATTATCATTTGCATGAGCATCAACTGCAATTGTTGTATCTCCAACTGCGTGAACACCATTTACTAAAACTGACCCTGTTTCGTTTCCTCTTGCATTTTTTATTTCTGGTGGAGATATTGTAAAGTTTTCTTTGCCTGATCTTTGTTTAATAATAAAAGCCATCAACTCTCCATAAACATCTGTTCTAGTTCCTGTAATAATACGAACTGTAAAACCAAATCTTTGACCATCTATTTGTCTAGCAAGTTTCTTACCAGATTGAGATTTAGATATAATTGTATTTTGGATAGACTTTATTCCTAAAGTTTCAAACTTAGCATTAGATATTGGAAAAGCACCTGACATTAGATTAAGTTTTTACTCCCTCTTTCATTAACTGCTGAATTAATTATTGATGTAATAGTTCCTCTGTTTCTTATTAATAGTTCATCAAAACCAGAAGCATCTAAAGTGTTTATATTAAAATTAACTGTAGTTTGTCCACCATTTGTTCCTCTAGCGGCTTGTGTTATTTGTCCTGATGAGTTTGGTACAAATAGTTCAGCACCTTGTTCTCCAACAACAATCGGCTGGCCTTTTCTTACTGCACCACCATTTGCCATGAATGGTATTCCACCACCACCTGAACCACTAGATAACATATTTAAAAAAATTTGTCTTTTTAGGTTAGTGTTTTGTTTTCTTATTAAATTATCTTTCTCAGCTTCTTTTTTATTAATATCATCTAATAATAATTTTTCTATTCCTAATAAAGCTATTCTTTCTATAGTTTTTGAAATTATATTAATTAATATTTGTTGTGCTAATTGTTTAAATGTTGCGTTTAAACTTTTTCCTAAAACTATTGCTTCTGCTATTGATTTAGATATTCCTTGAACACCTGATCTGATTGAATTAACTATTTCTTTTTCTATTTTAAAACTTTCATTTAGTTTCTTTAATTCTCCAGCTATTTTTTCAAATAATGATTTTTGTTCTACAAGATCAATATTTACTTCTTTAATAACTTTTTTTCCTTTTTCTATTTCTACAACAAATGGTACATCAAAACCTAATAATCTTTGTATCTGTTCTATTTGTCGTCTTATAAATCCTGTTGCATTTCCAACTGCTCTTACTGCACCAGCAAAAGCCTTTACAGCAAAAGTTAAAACTTTGCTTATAACTTTACCAATAGCTTCAAAATCTGCTGTATTTTCTTCTATAAATTCATTAAGTAATTTAAATTCTTTTTTAAGTTCATCAAAAAAACCAGCACCAGCTACTCCTCTTTTAAAATTAAATAGTTTATCTCCAAGCATTGATAAAGTTCCTGTAAATGTACTTGCAAGTTCATCTGTTGCTTTTCCAAATCTACCATTTTTACCAAATACTTTTTCAAATGCTCTTATGGTTTCTTCAGCAGATACAGTAGCACCAGCAGAAAATCCTAATAAATCTCTAACACCTCTTTCTCTAAAAATATCTGCGGCGGCTATACCACCAGCAAATGATCTTTGTATTTGTTCAGCAGTTGTAGCAAAATCTAATCCTGTGACAGATGCAACATTTCCTGTTATCTCTAAAATTTTAGAAAGTTTATCTGCATCTCCAGCAACTACTGCAAGATTTCCTGATGCTTGTTGTATTTGTTCTAATGAAAATGGAACTTTACTAGCAAAATCAGCCATTACATCAAATGCTTTTGCACCCTCTTGCGTACTTCCGAATAATTGTTTTAATCTTACTTGTAAGTCTTCAATGCTTCTTCCTGTTGTAATAAAAGATTTGACTACTAAACCAGCACCCAAACCTACAAATGCACCTTTCAAACTAAAAACTGCATTTTTTAATCCAGCTAATCCACCTCTAATACCATTAAATGCTTGTTTGGTTCGATCTCGTGCAGTTATGTTTATATTAAGATTTTGTGCCATTATATTTTAAATTTCTTTGCTTCTGATAGTTGTTTCTCAGTATTATACTGATCTGACTCTTTTTTCAAGTAAGCTAACCAAAGATTATAATGTTCTATAGGCATATCAAGAACTTCTTGAATTGTAATTTTTAACCTATCTGCTATGATTAAAAGCGACCTTATATCTTGGTCGCTATTTACTTTTTTTCGGCTTCCTCAAAATTATCGCCTCTTGTTATCATTGTGGCAATACGATCTATTATTTTTCCATCTGCTTTTTTTCGTAAAGCAAATTTATCTTCAGGATTAAATGCTTTTATCATTTCTCCTTTTTCGTTCTTAACAAGAAGTTTCATAATAAGCAGATCAACAAGTGCATTTAAATCTTCAAAATTATTAGATTTTTTAATTATGTAATTTCTTTCCTCAAGGGTTAATGGCTCAGAATAAAAGACACTAGGATTCCCATGCTCGTCTTTCCACTCATCAACTTCGATAGTGATAGTTTTAAGAGTTTCAAAATGAGATTTAACTCGATCAATAACTGACATAAATTAGGATTATACTGTTCCTATAGTTAATGCCCCTGTACCTTGAAAAGTAACAGTTCTAGAAATTATTGCGTCCATTGAGTTATTAACTGACATTCCTGTAACAATTCCTGTTCCTGTAAAACTTCTGTCGCCACTTGAATTACCCTCAGGCAATAAAATAAAAGCGATAGAAGAACCAGCAGTTAAACTTGTTTGTGGACTATCTGTTTCATCAAAGTGCATTTCTAATGTTCCAGAGAATGAAGTTCGACCAGCAACAAATGATTTAGTAGCATCTGTTAAAGCTGTATCTTCTACAACATCTCCTGTAGTTTCAAGTGTGAATCCTGTAAGTTCGCCTATACCGGTTCCACCAGCAGTAACTACTCCTTCTTTTCCGTGATGTGTTGCCATTTTTTATCCTTATTAGATTTTGGTTTAGTTTGTTTTTCTTGCTTATAGCCTAGACTTAAAAAATGTTCAAGATTAGATTCATTAATAACTATCTCTGAATTATCTTTATATAATTTAATGTC